AGCCATAACAGCAGCAACATCACTATCACTACCTTCTACTCCAACTGCCTGCCATCTAGGAGTATTAGCAGTTGCATAAAAATTCAACATCTCTACAACAGGAGCAATCCTATTAATAGTAAATGTAGGCATACCCTGACTTTCTAAAGCATCTCTCTCATTATCTGTAAGCTGATTATCATTAGAAAAATCAAAACCTTTCTGATTTATATACTCCCACTGACGCCTGAAAGCATTATTAGAATTCTGATATAGCTGCTTTACCTGTTCAGATCTTTTCTTTTTAGTGACTTTAGCCATTATCTTCCTGTCCCATATAGAGCATCTGTATCTATGTCATATTGGTCTTCATCTTCAGGATTTCCAAAAATAGGAAGATTTTTTAGTCCTTCCAAAAGACTTGGATCTTCTTGCAATAACTTCATTATAATATTTTCTTTTTTCTTCTGAGAACCTGGATCTTCTTTTGCCTTTTCCATATAATCATTTACCAACCCAGGAGGCATTCCCATCTCTATAAGATGTTCTTTCATTAAATCAAAATCAGCAAACTCTCCAGCTGGAACTTCAATATCCTCCATAAGTCCACCAACTCTAGTTTTATCCTGTACTGCTGGTGCTATGTCTAATATACTTGGTCTGTTTTGACTTTTAAATCTTTTCACAGCCTCTAAAGCCTTAGCTTTCTTTTCTTCCTCATCCAATTGAGCTTGTTGCATATCATCACGTCTCGCCATATCTAATGGATTATCCATAATATCTCCCTAAGCTACAACCCAGCTTTTAACTTTAGGTTGTTTTTTATAATAGTTTCCTTTTTCATCCTGTCCAAAGTGTTTTGGTGGATGTGCATACTTACAAGCATATGCAAGAGCGTCAATTGCATCATCATGTCCCATACGAGGACCAAATGTTATAATCTCATGCTGTAAGTCATATTGTTCTTTCTTTAAATACATACTTCTTATTGCGAACCTTTGTGCCAAGATCTCTTGTATTCTATCACGCTTCGACATACGCGTACCAGGCTTTTCTGCAATGTGCTTAACACTGAAGTCATTCCTTCTACGCATTTCCGATACCAAAGCTTGAAAGATTGGTTTCGACATACTAGTGTCTTCAACCGTGTATAAGCTTGGGTGATATATCCCATTATAGTCGAACATGTAGTCAACAATCCCTTTTTTACTCTCTCCTGGTATACCGAGTACAGGTAGCGACCGCTTGCGAACATAATCAAGGACATAGCAATTGTTGTCAGCGTCAACAGCCACAAAGATGATAACACTATAATCGCTGTCCCTGCGAACAGAATCCGTAGCAGGATCAACTCCTGCGAAAACGTTGACTGGCTTAACGTCACCTTCGATGGTTGTAATATATGATAGTCCTGTTTCATCGTCATGTGTAAAAGTACCTTCCCAATATTTTATATGCTCTCTGGTAAAGATTGCATCTTCTGCACTCTGTACTTCCATCATATATTCTTGGAAGAACTTTTGTGGCTGTCCAGAATCTATATAGAACTTTTTCTTTCTTTCCATTTCCTCTTTGCCGAACCAATCAGGCCAAAGTGGTGTTCCATCACCCTGGAGAGCCTTATAACTTATGACTTTCCAACTATATTCTGCACCTTCTTTTTTTGCCCTATCGTGACCAACCAAAATATTATTGATAAAGGAGTCATAATGAACAGGAGTACCATTGATGCGAAGACGACCCGTAGCAGGTTCCAAGGCAGGGAAAACAACAGCCGTAACAAGATTGGAGATTTTAGAGCGAGACTCTGGGGTAATGGTATTATTCTCGTCTTCAAAATCGTCAAGAACAATAAGATCGTATCTCTTATGGAGCTTAGCCCCTCCCCTAATACCTGATAAGTTTGATTTAGATATGAGTTTGCAGCCATTCTTAAGTTCAATGTCGTCCTCCGTCCATTTTTTACCCTTTAAATCACCAAAGTAATAACGAACCTTATCGTTAAATTCTATGTGATATTTAATATAATCTAAGTTTGGTACTGAAATTTTACTGGATGCTGCCACCCATCCATAGAATAGTGGATCTGTAGTAAAACAGAAATCATGCATAATACTGCATTTAGTTAATACTGTCTTACCATGACCACGAGGCAATACTATTGCAAGCTGTCTATAATCATAATCCATAACTGCATCCGCTACTTCATAATGAAAGAAGGGAGTTTCAGATCTCATAAAATCATCTGGCAGGAATAACTTACCAAATGCTATCATATCATATTTAGCAAGCTGTAATGCTTCTTCTGCTTTTGATACATCTTGTGTATTAATATTAGCCATTATCTAAGACCGTTACCACCACGTCTACGCTTCTTATTTCCCTTACCACCACGCCTTCTAGCTTCTATTTTCGTATCATCTGGAAGGGTAGCGTATATCTCTCCTGCATTAAGCAGTACGGAAAGTACGATAAGTTTAATCACTAAGTTCTAGGATTCCGACCAAGATACATATCTGCAGTACCACGAGTCTTAGGACCCATCTGACCATCCACTTTAAGTGGAGTATAACCAGGACGACCTTTATTTAGAAAATTAAGACCATTCTGCAATTTAGATACATCTTGCTGATTAGGATTCATATTTCCACCATCTGCAAGATTACCAATAGCATTCTGGTTCATAAAGTTATTTACCGCTCCTTGATTTGGATTTGCATTTGGGTTAATCGGTGCAACACCACCTTGATAATTAGGTTGCTGTACCATTGGTTTGCCTGTCGCATTTGCTTCCCTTCTTGCTTTGGACATTCCCACTGGACCATAATCAAACTTCTTTTTACCTACTGTTGGCATTTTATTCTCCTTTATTAATCAATATAATATTTTCCACTTATTCCATGCTTTTCTTTATGAAGTTTTGATAAAGAACGAGTTAAATCTTCTTTAAAGTATCTATTCATCCAAAAATCTTCACTGCCTGGTTTTTTTATAGATTTGTTTTTAAATTGATTTTTAGCTCTCTCATAAGAAAGATATAAAAGCCTATTTATATCTACATCTGGATTTTTTATACTAAATTTTCTGAGTATATCACCCATCTCTCCTGCTGTTCCAGAAACACTATCAGAACCAACCATAAATTGTTTTGTAGCATCTTCCCAAGTTGAAGCATCTGGCATTTCTATTCCAACATCATCAGAAGTACTGAATGTTTTTGTAGCATCATAAGTGGTTGTTGGAACCCCTTTAGTTAAAACTCTATCCCATATAGGGAGATTTGGATTTGAAACATCTTCACCTATAGATCCAGTTCCCCAAGAGGCACTATGCTGTGATGTAGTAGGAGCATCTGTAGCCTCTGCCCAAGACTTACAAGCAAGAGGATTGTCTGCCATATAACAAGAACCTAACGTCACATCATCAATTTTATTTGAAATAAAGTTTTTATCCCACACTGCATTAAACTCATAAGGACCTACACCACCATATGTACCCTCGTCACCATAATGACCCATCATGATAGCAGAAACATTTTCCGCATCAGCATCTGTACTTAAATAGCCTTCATCTATTAATCTTTTAAGCTCAGCATCTAATTCCTCTCTACCCCTAAAAGGAACAACTGCAACATCTGTATCTGGACCAGAGGATTGTTTCCACCAATTAGCCTGACCTGTAAAGTCATCTTTATCGGGATCTGGTCTCATTAAATCTTCTGGAAAATCTTTAGCGGATGGATTCCACCATTCTATACTAGGGCCCATTAAAGTTCCTAGAGTATTGTAAGCATGTAAAGCCCTTTCATCAAATAACTCATCTTCCTGATCACCAGTCATATTTGGATTATCTTTCCATAACTGCTCACTTATATTACGCTCTAGATTTGGGATTGTATAGTTTCCAGAAGTATCAGAATATCCTACAATATCTTCATAGAGTTTTTTAGTTTCATCGTCTGAAATAAAAGGAAGTAGATTATCTTTAGCAATAGTAAGTGGTCCAATCTTTGTATCAGGCCTTGTTCTTGTAGTTATTTCACGAGGAAGGTCTAAAAGAGTTTCTTCATAAGTTTTTTCAGGACTCTCAGCAAATATGAGAACCTTCTTCTTATCTAACTTATCCTTCTCTTCTTGCCATTTACCCATTATTCTTCTATCTGTGGTCTTTCAGCTTCTTCTAACATCTTTTCTGAGAATCCCTGGAAGAGTGCACCTGTGACCTGCGTCACTTTTGTTTGGTTCTTATCCTCGAGATCTAGGATGTCGCTGAGTTTAAATAATGCTTTTAATTGAGTTTCATCCTTATCTGCATAGTCAGCCTTATCCTTTATTCCTTTTATAACTGATTCAGGATCTACTCCTAACTTCTCACAAACTGGTTTCAATTCTTCTTTCATAGCTGTTTTAATCCTTTCAGTTCTTACTAAGTGCCCAGACTTTAACTTTGCATAATTCCTATTCTTAGTAGGAAAAGCTTTCACATAAGCATCCTCTGCTGCCATACCAGATGCTAGATAAAGAACGAACATCTCTTCGTGCTTTGAGAGTACGGTCCGATCCAAGAGAATATCGTCAGCCTTTTTACTACCTCCGAATGAGTATATGTTCACTCTGCGAGAGGTGTCCATTTTGACTGAATCACCAATAGGGAAAGTCCCTGTACAGGTCCCTATGTACTCTCTGATCTTATTCCTTCCTTTTGGCTTTGACATACTTCCTCGTCTTAGCACCTGGATGACACAATCGTCATCAGATTTAACCCACTCACCTGCTTTCCCTTCTCTCCAATTAGACTGAACAATTAGTCTGTCTGGAATGGGATCATCTGGGTCATAAACTTTATGTTCAATTCCATTGACCCTATAAACTCTCATTTACCTTCTTTATAAGAGTTCTTTGGGAAATTGTAGTAAAAATTAGGAGTCTCACTCCCATGAACTTTGTCACCACCTTTTTTA